TCCGAAATCTGGTCCCTTTCCCAGCGGCTGAGGTGAGAGTAGTCTGACATGGCAACACCGTTTTCTGTTTGACGACAGACGGATACCAAATCCGTCAACGGTGTTGCACCTCACGTCTGAATTCACCCCCGGGGTCAGGCGCAACGAGGCGCTCGACCTCTCGGTCTATAACCTCGCGCTCGGGTTGGTCCTGGGGGTCGAGGGCATCAACTGGCAGTCCCCCGCCGCGCCTTGGGCGGTCGAGGGGCCGGCCAATTCCTTCGCGATTGTGTCCGCGCCCGACGTCGAGGGCGAGGCGGCGCCGGCCGAGCCGGTCGCCAGCAAGCCCCGGCCTAGACGCCGGCCGGCATCGCGCAAACGCTTCGACGGGTGGGGCTGATTGATGAGATCGAAAGATGGGGTAGCGCGCTGAGCGAAAATTCGCCACCGATCGACGATCACGTCGGCGCCCTAAGCGCCATCGCGGATCATTTCCGACGCAGCAGGTAGTGGATTATGCAAACGGGCTATCTAAAGACACGCAGGTAGCAAGATCATGCGGGCGATGGCCGTCAATGAACCGAACTCGTCGTCGCCCTCAGTGAATCGCATTCTCACCAAACTCAATGCTCGGTTCGCTTCTTCTAGGTCGGCTACGTTAGTGTTTGAAAGCTTTCCTCAAACTTCTTGAGATCCAATACTGCGCGTCGAACGGCGCGATAATCGTCGTCAGGAACAACAATTTCCCCACCTTCGTCCATCTGGCTCCCTTCGAATAAGAAACCCGTTGGGTTCTTGGCGGTGTTAATCAAGTCGACGTAGCATCCATAATCCACCTTCCAGACTCGGTACCTAACCCCAGGGTCATCCTTAGCGGAATATGATCTTCGTGCGATGTGAAGAACTCTTTCATCAAATAAAAACTCAATATCACCGCTAGGCTCTCCAATTTTCAAAAGAAACGCGCGAGCCTTTTTGCCCTCGATGACGCTATCTCTGATCCAGTCAAGAAGCGCTTGCGCTCTCGGATTGATATCGATATTTCTTTGCTTGTCTCTTTCGTACCAGTCCTTGGCGGCAGACCTCACCTCATTCATGGAGATCTTCGAATCATTCGATCTCATTGCGGCCAGCTGTAGAATATTAATGAAGTCCCTTGCCACGCCCTCCGAAGAGCGCGCTAGCTCGTTGAAGACACGCTCTTGTGAGAATATAGCATTTACGACTTCGCTTTCATCCTTCTCTTTCAGGCTGGCTTCTCCCGCGAATGCGCTCAATTGCCGAAAAAGAAGCTTTTTAAAGAACTCCACACTCGCTTCAGGGCTTACATCGTATACGAAATAGTCATCCAGATTTATATCTGCCGCTATATCTGACCCGAGTTCAAGTCCTATTCGGCTTCCACCAATATCGATGCGAAAAATAGATCGATACTCAATAGCGGCAATCTGAACAGTAACGCCTTGAATCGGAAGTAACGCTCGGCGAACGAAATCCGCCAAGTATGGTTGAATTTCCTCGGGAAGAGAACTCCACTCATCCAGCAAAATCCAGATGCGAGTCTTAGATTTCTCTACCACTTCGTTCAGGCGCGTGAAGGCGTCACCCATATTTACTGATAATCTTGGTTTTCCCGTTGAAATTACTTCCAACTCTGACCTCCTTCCCGCCGATGAGGAGGCTTCGCCTTTCAAGGCAGCGCCGCTGTCAAATAGTGAGGCCTTGGCCTCCGCCCCCGTCACAATCGCCTCCGCCCGCTCAGCAGAGACAACGCCCCGGGTTTCTTGGATCTCGGTCACTACAACCGTCCTGACGCACGCACTCAATCTGTCCAGCGCATCGGTTAAATCAGCCTTCGATAGCACGGATTTCGGCTCCGTATAGCTGTCTAAAAGCTTATCATGGATTGCAGTTATGAGATCTCGTATTAGAGTGGTAGCCCGTATTCTTGGAGGTACAGATGGATCTGAATATATAGAATTGTTAGAGCCAAGCGTTCTCAAATCAATCAGACATGCTGAATGACCATTGTTAATAGCGCTATTAAAAACATATGATAAAATATGAGTCTTCCCGGTTCCCCGTCGTCCAAATATTATTCGGCTGTCCCTGTTCTTCAAGGCGCCATCAATTCGTCTAATTGCAACGAAACTCTTCGCCTGTTCTTCTGGTGTTAAATCTTCCGCTCGCCGAGAAATTTGCTGAAGAAGATCTACAGCGCTTACATATTTCGGTTTCGCAAACATATTGAAAAGCTTCACCTTCTGGATCTCCTTCCCCCGATAATCATCTGTCAGAACAGCCGGCATTTGGCAAGACACCGAAGCGCGCTCCGAGAGCGACTGACTGGAATTCGGTTCACTCGCATCCTAGCAGTGCCAACGAGGCCAATTTGCACGACCACCTGCCTCAAAACTCGCTCTCGACGCAACGTTTGGTGCGCTCATTCCGCCAATGGAGAAGACTGAGGCACGCGCCCGACTAAGATATCCAGCTGAAAGAGGTGCATCGATGACCCACGCATTCGAGGCTGGCGAGGGCGAGCCCTCGCGGCTGACCGCCGGGGACTTCTGGACCTGGCGGCGCGACGATCTCGCGGCGGACTATCCGCCCACCGCGTTCGCGCTGTCCTACGCGCTGGCGGCCGAGGGCGGCGGGGCCTCCTCGATCATCGCCGCGACCGGGGGTGCGGAAGGCTACCTGGTCGAGATCGCGCCCGCGACCTCGGCCGCCTTCGCGCCGGGGCGCTACGCCTGGCGGGCGCTGGTCACGCGCGTCGCGGACGGGGCGCGCATCTCGGTCGGGTCCGGGGTCCTCACCGTCGACCCGGACCCCGCGACCGCGACCGGGGACCGGCGCTCGGTCAACCGGCGCATCCTCGACGCGCTGGAGGCGCGGCTCGCGGGGCGGATCGAGAAGGACGCCGAGTCCTACACGATCGAGGGCCGTAGCGTGGCCCGGATGCCGATTGCCGAGGTCGAGCGGCTGGTCAACCTCTACCGGGTCAAGGTCCGGGCCGAGGACGGCAAGCCCGGGTTGCGGCGCAAATTGTGGGCTTTCAAATGACCGAGCGCAAAGAGCCGACCCTTTCCTGGTCGCGGCCGCCGACGGTCAGCCGGGCGGCCGCACGCATCGCCGCGGCGCCGGGCGTGCGCCGCTTCATGGCCGCCCGGCCCGACCGCCTTGCGGGCCGCTTCGGCTTCGGCCCGACCTACATGCGCGAGGAGACGCGCCTCGCCCTTCGCGGCCTTATCAATCACGCCCGGCACGGGGCGCAGAATGTCGATTACCTGCGGTCGTATGAGATGATGGTCCGGCGCCATGTCGTCGGGCGGCGCGGGATCACGTTGCAGATGGACGTCCGCGACCCTCTCGGCGACCGGCGCGACGACGCGGCGAACGACCTGATCGAACGCGCCTGGCGGCGCTGGGGCCGGCGGGGCAACTGCACGGTCTGCGGGCGGCTGTCGTGGTGGAACGTCGAGAACATCGCCGCGACCATGCTGGCGCGCGAGGGCAATTTCCTGTTGCGCACGCGGACGGGTCGCAACCGCGGCCCCTTCGGCTTCCAGGTCCAGGTCCTGTCGGTCGACCTCCTCGACCTCGACATGGCCGAGGACCTGAGCGGGGGCGCTTACGTCGAGGGCGGCATCGAGTTCAACCAGGACGGGCGGGTCCTCGCCTTCCACATGTGGTCGGCGCATCCCCTTGATGGTCACGCGATCCGGCGCGAGCGGGTCCGCATTGCGGCCGAGGAGATCGTCCATGTCTACCGCCCGACCGAGGCGATGCAGGCGCTGGGCGTCCCCATGTCGCACACCGCCTTGCGGCGGTTCAACATGCTGGGGAATTACGAGGAGGCGGCGCTCGCGGCGGCGCATTTCGGCGCCGCCAACATGCTGATGCTGGAGTCCGAGATCGAGCCGGGCGAGGCGCCGGCGGGCGAGGCCGAGGGCGAGATCCCCGAGGAGATCGAGGCGGGCGCGACCTTCACCTTGCCGCCCGGCTACAAGGCGAGCGCCTGGCGCCCGCAATATCCCGACGGGGAGATGCCCGAGTTCGCCAAGCACATGCTGCGGGGCGGGGCCTCGGGCCTCGGGGTCAGTTATGCGACCCTGACGAGCGACATGTCGGGGGCCAACTTCTCCAGCCTGCGGGCGGGCCTCGGCGAGGAGCGCGACGAGTGGCGCATGTTCCAGCGCGACCTCGCCGAGGCGCTTCATGCCGAAGTGTTCCGCCGATGGCTTGCGCGCGCGATCCTGTCGGGCGAGGTCCCGCTGCCTTTCTCCAAGCTGGAGAAGTTCCAGGCGGCGACCTGGCGGCCGAGGGGCTGGGCCTCGGTCAACCCAAAGGACGATGCGGCCGCGAATGAGTCGGACCTGCGCAACGGGCTGCGGGCGCCGTCCGATATCGTCGCCGAGCGCGGCGAGGACTTCGACGAGGTCGTGGGCCGCATCAAGGCCGACCTCGACACCATGCGCCGGGCGGGGTTGTCCCTGCCCGCCGCGCTGACCGGCGGGACCCCGCCCGCTTCACCGCGCCCAGGGGCGCCGGCCGAGGCCGGGCCGGATGACGGTTCGACCCCGAAAGACTGAGGACCCCGCATGCCGAAATTGACGCTGCCCGCGCGGCTCCACCGCGCCGGGTCAATCGAGGCCGTCCGCATGGACGGCGCCGACGAGGACGACCGCCGGGTCGCCCTCGCTTTCAGTTCCGAGGAGCCGGTCGAGCGATACTTCGGCCGGGAGGTCCTGGGCCACGGCCCGGGCGAGGTCGATCTCTCGCGCCTCGCCTCGGGCTCTGCGCCCCTCCTCCTCGATCATCGCGCGACCATCGACACGCAAGTCGGGGTCGTCGAGTCCGTGACCATTTCCGGCGGCCGCGGTCGTGCTGTCGTGCGCTTCGGCAAGAGCGCACGCGCCGCGGACATTCTCGCGCGCGTGCGGGACGGCGAGGTCGCGGGCGTCTCGGTCGGCTACCGAGTGAACGCCCTTCGCCTGGAAAGCGAGGACGACGCGGGCCGGACCTACCGGGCGACCTCGTGGACGCCCTTGGAAATCTCCCTGGTCTCGATCCCCGCGGACGCCTCGGTCGGCGTCGGTCGGTCGGCCGGGGCCGAAACCGTCGAAATCTCCATTCAGAAAAAGGACTCGGACATGCCCGATACCATCCCCACCCCGGCGCCCGCGCCGGCCCCCGCCCCCGCCGCGCCGTCGGCCCGCGCCGAGGTCGTGACCGACCTCAAGGCCGAGCGCGCCCGCGTGAAGGAGATTCGCGCGATGGCGCGGTCCTTCAGCCTGCCCGAGGACATGGCCGATGCGGCCGTCGACAACGGCGAGGGCGTCGAGGCGTTCCAGCGCAAGGTCCTCGATCACCTTGGCTCGCGCGAGGCCGAGGGCATCCGCCAGGGCGCGGCGCGCGTGGGCCTGAGCGAGCGCGAGGCGCGGTCCTTCTCGATCATGCGGGCGCTGCGCTATCTCGCCAACCCGACCGACAAGCGCGCCCGCGAGGAGGCGGCCTTCGAGATCGAGGTCAGCCAGGCCGCCGAGGCCGCGACCGGCCGCTCGGCCGCGGGCATCCTGGTCCCGGCCGACGTGCTGTCGCGCGCCGACTTCACGCGCGCCCAGACGGTCGGCGTCCCCGCCGCGGGCGGCAACCTGGTCGCGACCGACCACCTTGCCGGGTCGTTTATCGACCTGCTGCGCAAGCGGTCGGCCTTGACGCGGCTGGGCGTGACGGTCCTCGGCGGCCTTCGCGGCAATGTCGAGATCCCGCGCCAGGCCGGCGGCTCGACCGCCTATTGGGTGGGCGAGAACGCCGCGCCGCCCGAGTCGGGCCTGGCCTTCGACAAGGTCGCGCTGACCCCGCACACGCTGGCCGCGGCCGTGCCGATCTCGCGCCGGGCGCTCTTGCAGACCTCGCCCGATATCGAGGCGCTGACGCGCAACGATCTGATCCGGGTCATGGCGCTGGAAATGGACCGGGTGGGCATCAACGGGGAGGCGGACACCGACGCCCCCGACGGCCTCCTCGACAACGCCGGAATCTCCATCGTCGATTTCGAGGCCGCAGCCCCGACCTGGGAGAAGGTCGTCGATCTGGAGTCGGTCATCACGGCCGCGGATGCGGACGTGGCGGGCATGTCCTACGCCATGAATGCCAACATGCGCGGCCGGCTCAAGACGACCCGCAAGGATGCGGGCTCGGGGTTGTTCGTCATGTCCGAGACCGGCCAGGTCAACGGCTACGGCTCGGTCATGTCCAACCAGATCGTCGCTGGCGATCTGTTGTTCGGCAACTGGTCCGATTTCGTGATCGCCATGTGGTCGGGCCTCGACCTGACGGTCGACACGGCGGCCAACGCGGCCACGGGCGGGATCGTGCTGCGCGCCTTCCAGGACGTCGACTTCGCGCAGCGGCACGACAAGTCGTTCGCGCGCGGCTTCGACGTGACCCCGGGGGCCTGACACCCGACGCCTGACCGGCCCGCCCCGATCCCCGGGGCGGGTCTCCCCCAACATCGCAGCAAGGGAGGCGGGCTCATGTCGAGACTCGCGCAATACCGCAAGGCCATCGCGGCGGCGCTTTCGGGCGTCCTCGGGGTCGCCGCGTTCTTCATGCCAGGGATCGTCGAGGCGATCTCGCCCGAGGTTATCGCCTCGGTCTCCGCTCTCCTCGCAACGGTCCTGGTCTGGATCGTTCCGAACGCGGCGCCGCCCGCCGATGGCGATTGAGGACGCCGCCGACCTCGCCCTGTTCTTCGACCCCGACGTGTTCGGCGAGGTCGTCGGCTACGTCCTCGCGGACGGCGCGGGCTTTGACGTGGCGGGCATCTACACCGACGCAAACACGACGGCGGCCGGGGGCGAGTTCCCGGGCGTCTCGACCGTGACTCCCGTCCTCACGACGGCGGCGGCATCGCTGCCGGCCGGGGCGGCTCAGGGCGACCAGGTCAGCCGGGCCGACGGCTCGGTCTACCGGGTCGCGGACATTCAGTCGGACGGCTCGGGCCTGGTCCGGCTCATTCTGGAAAGGGTATGAGCGATGGGTGATTTCCTTCGCGGCAAGGATGGCGT